GAGATGATCTTGTGAATCTTGCGCAACGCAATAACGGCATCATCGACGCTCACGACCTTTACACCATTCGCAAAGAAGGTGTGGCGCAGCGCGTGCGAGACGTTTTGAAGGTTGACGACCCGAAGGCCGGAGCCAAGCTGACGGCATCAGTGTTGGACAAGTTGCGCCCTGTGATTGACAACGCCATTGAGGCCGCGGCGGGCGGCCCCGGTTGGCGCCAGTACCTTCAGACCTACAGCCAAGGAATGGACGTCATTGCGCAAAAACAGATGGCGGCGCAGGCGCTGGAGATGTTTAAGGACAGCCCGCAGCAATTCGTCAAACTTGTCCGCGGCGACAACAAAGACGCCGTAGAGGCAATTTTTGGCCCTGGCCGCTACGACATTTTCAAAGAAATGTCGTCGCAGATGCCCACGCTGGACAGGCTAGCGCGGCAGGTTGAGCTGGACAAGCGCGCCGCAGAACTTGCCGAAGGCGGCAAGAAAGACCTTGCCTTGATTCTGGAGGCCAATAGATCAAAGCTGCGCTTGCCCAACTGGTTTCAGCCTGCCATCACGGCGACGAACCTCAGCCTTGCCAGCGCGAACAAGCGGCTGGACAAGAAAACCGTTGAGTTGTTGCGAAAGGCCGCAGAAACCAACCAGAGCATGCTTGACCTACTGAACGGCCTGCCAGAAAAAGAGCGCCGCAAGCTGTTGGACATCGTGATCGACACCCAACGCCGCACTGGCGAGGCCAAGCGCGCTGCCGCAGTCGGCACGGTGGGTGAGGTTGAGCGGCAGCGTAACGCCCTCTCCGAGCAACCCGTCAATGCTCTCACAGAATGACCCCCCGCCCAGCCCGCCACATCATCGCCTGGTTCCTGCGCCGCTTCGGCTTCGCAGGCGTGGCGCTGGCGCCGTGGGGGATTTACATCCTGCCGGAGCATCTGGCGAACCAGCGTCTGACTAGGCACGAAATCGCCCACTGGCGGCAATACCAGCGCATGGGCCTTCTGCGATACTACGTCACGTACCTATGGGGCTTGGTGCGCCACGGATACCGCAACCATCCAATGGAACTTGAAGCCCGCGCGGCCGAACATCAGCCATGAGCCTGACGATGCAACAGAAAGCCGACATCGCCGCCGAAGCCGCTAAGGCTTCGCCTCCAGTTGCCGTCGTGGGCGCCACCGTAGCGGGGATGCCGATCAATGACCTGGTGCTGTGGGTGACGCTGATCTACCTGGTGCTGCAGATCGGCTTCCTGCTGTATCGCTGGGGCAAGATGCACTTCCAGCGCGCGCCGGATACTGAATGAAAGCCCGCATCGTCATCGGCGCCCTGACGCTCTCAGCGTCTGCTTTGGTCGGTATTGCCGTCCATGAGGGCTACCGTGGCGAGGCGTATACCCCAGTCAAGGGTGACGTCCCGACCATCGGCTTCGGCACCACTGCCGGCGTAAAACCCGGCGACCGCATCGAACCCGTGCAGGCGCTGGTGCGCAAGCTGCAGGACGTGCAACGCTTCGAGGGCGCTCTGAAGCAGTGCGCTCGGGTGCCGCTGCATCAGCACGAATACGACGCCTTCCTGAGCCTGGCGTACAACATCGGCCCGGGGGCGTTCTGCGGCTCGACGCTGGTGCGCCGGCTGAACGCGGGCGATTACGCTGGCGCCTGCGCCGAGATCCTGCGCTGGGATCGCTTCCGTGGTGAGCCCCTGCGTGGCCTGACTCTGCGCCGGCAGGCTGAGAACCGGCAGTGTCTGGGCCTATGATCTACCGCCCCGTCGCCTACGCTCTTGGTGCTGCCTGCATCGGCCTGGTGGTGCTGTCGGGCATGTTGCTGTGGGAGTTGCGCGGCGCCGAGATCACACTGGCCCGAGAACGCGCAGAACGGGCTCAGGAGCGCGAGAAACTGATGGCCGAGGCCCTGTCAGCCAGCGAGGCCGCGCGAGCCCTGGAGGCCCGCTGGCGAGCCCAGCACACGGAGGTGCAAACCGATGCCCAGAACCGAATCCGCGCTGCGGCCGCTGACGCTGCCCGCGCTCGCAGTGCTGCTGACAGCCTGCAGCGCCGCGCCGAAGTCATCGCCGCCCAGTGCGCCAATCCCCAGCGCGACGGCGCCGGCCCTGCCCCCGGAGGCGCGGCAGCCCAAGACCCCGGAGTTGTGCTCGCCAACCTGCTCCGAGGGGTTGCGCAAGCGGCTGGAGAGCTTGCTGCCGTAGCCGACGCTCGCGGCGCTGCCGGCACCGCCTGCGAGCGGGCCTACGACGCTATCTCAGCACCAGGTCGGCCACCAGCACAGTAGCGACGATTGCCGTCAGGGCGAGCCAGGCTTAGAACCCTTCGGGGAACGTATATTGACGAACGTTACCACGCGCTCGACGGTGCTGAATTTGTGCAGGTAGCCGCACTCGTAGCGGCGGCGCACGGTGTTGTACATAGCATTGCTGCGCGTTTCCAGCCTGATGGCCCAGGTGCTGCAGATGGGGCATTTCATGGGGTGCGGGCGCGGATGGCCGCCTCAAGATCAACCGGGCCACCGTAAAAAGCCACAAGGTCTATGCACTCAAGCGCAAACTCCTTGCGCACGGCGGCGGCAAAGCGTTCAAGTTCTTCGTCCCAATCCTCATATGCGCATCGAACACCGGGCTCGTCGCAGGCGCTGTAAATCGGGGCTAGGCCAGCCTCTCGCGCCATGCGGATGATGTCTTCTTGGGTCATTCCATGTTCCTCTCAATCAGCCGGGCGATGAACCCGCCGTAATCCGTTCTTCGGACAATGACCGGCGTTCAGTGTGGTGGTTTCTTCGAGCATTTCAGCGCCGTTCATTGCCGCATACCTCTGTGTTAGGCCCATTCAATTGCCCGGGAACAGCACGTAGGTCTGCGTCGGCATGTCTGGCCTCTCATCCTGAACCCAGCCGTCAGGGCGAGGAGGGCACGCCTTGTAAGGCATGATTTCTCTCGGTTCCATCAAGCACTGTTCGCTGTACCGGCAGTAAGCAACTAGCGCGTCTTGCGGCTGCGTCTGCAAAAAACAAATCAGTTCGGCAACAGTCATCTTGTTTCTCCACCAACGGGCCTAACCCGTCGCTCAAGTTGAGAGCCAACAGCGCCCATCTGCGCCGTCATGCTCCGGTTAGTTCTGTGCGGGCGCTGTCGTCTCCAACTTAGCTCCCACGTTCGGCTTCAAGCTGCGCCACAGCCTTGCATGTGCCCGCAGCCGTGCGGGCGCTCTACGCGCACGCCAGCAATCGAGCCCTGCACCAGCGTCTTGCGGTTCTGGCGCATCCAGTAGCGCACGGGTCCGTCTTGCCCGTACTGCATCGCGTAGCGCATCATTTCGCGCGCCGCTTCTTCTTGTGTGGGGGCGCAGCCGTGCGCGCACATCAAGCCGGTGTCGCGTTCTTCCACTGCCCATCGAACTTCTGTTCTGCTCACTCGTCGCTCCTTAAAGTCACTTCGCTCCGGCCACCAGCCGATGCTAGGCGGCGGTCCTTTGTGCCATGTGGTCATATCTGTCCTCCTTCCGCTTTGGCGATGGCGGCGAGGGCTTGATTGCGCGTCGCCTCTTCAAAGTCTCCGCAATAAACCTCCAGCAACTCGAGCGTATCCTTCAACGCCCCCAGCAGTTCCTGATTCACCGCATGAAGCCGGCGCAATTCGGCTGCGGTATCGTCGTGATGTGTTTTGCTTGCGGGGTCTGCCTTAATGACATCAGCAAGAAATAGGGCTTTGGGTTGACTCATTGGTTCTTCTCCTTCAGCTTGGCCTCGATGTGCTCTACGGACCAGCCGGTTGCCTGTTCTCTCTCCTCCTCAGTCAACCCCTGCCACTCGCGGCGGGGTGGGGCGGTGAAGAGGGGCGTCCAGTTTCTACCCCCTGTTCCTTTGTTCCAAACCAGATAAACGTGGTCTGTGTTGGCGTTCTGATACCGCCACGCCACCGGCTCCTGCTCCTGCTGCGCCAGCGCGGCGCGGAGGGCGTCAATTGCTTGCCATCGTTCAGGTCTGTTTGCCTTTTGCGTAAAGCCCCATTCGTCTGCCATGAACTCCAACGCCTCCAGCGCCTGCTGGGCGGCTTGTCTCAGGTCAGCCATGATTCTTCTCCCATACAGCCCGCTCGACAGCGCGGGCGTTTTTCAGCGTTTCTTGTTTCGCTTCATCCACCGGGAAGTTCGGAGCCAGCTTCATGTACATCTCAGCACGCTCCCAGCCAATGGCCTTGAGAATCTCCTCATCCGTCAGCAAAACCTGCTCAAACGGCCCCGGGTACAGCGCATAGGCGCTCTGCCCCTCCTTGAGTTCTGTCGGGTTGTCGGTGACGTAGGCACTCTGGCCGTCCACGGTGTGGACCATCCAGGCAATGGGCTCCACCGGCTCGGCCATGCATTTCGTGCAAAGGTATGGACTCGGCGGAATGCTGCGGTCGAAGCCGTTGTCGGCGGGGCCGTTGCATTGGGGGCAACGAGAGAGGTCGGGCTCATCCTGATGCGCCAGCGCGGCGCGTAGGGCTACTGACGCTTTACGTTCGGCTTGCCACTGGTCGCACCCCGGCTGCGTGTGTGTCTTCTCCAACGCCTCCAGCGCCTGCTGGGCGGCTTCGCGTAGCGTGATCATGCGACAACCTCCTGCGGAGCTTCTGGAAGCGGCATCCAGTGCGTCACATCGCCTTCACTGACCGCAACGGCCGAATAGTCGCCCCAGTTGTCGATGCACTCGTACCAACCCTCGGTGACGTAGTAGGTGTCCGTTGCTTCGTCGTATTCCGAGCACTGATCCCAATCTTCGGAGTTCGCTTCTGCGGTCTTCGCCGCAATCCAATGCGCGCGGATACGCCGCAGCTTGCCGAGCCTGTTGCGGTAGCAGGCCAGGACCGTTACGCCAGACTTGGGCAGAGCATCGGTCACTGAAATCCAGGCCACCGGCTCCTGCTCCTGCCGCGCCAGCGCGGCGCGGAGGGCGGTGATGGCGTCCCAGTCTTTCGGCGCGGTACTGTTTATCAGCGCCTCCAGCGCCTGCTGGGCGGCTTCTCGTAGGGGATTCATCTCACACCCCCAGCGGCGCAAACACCAGCACCAGCGCCAACAGGCCCACCACTGCGCCCAGGATGTACGGCCACCACGGCTCCTGCGGCGGCAGCTTGACGCCCAGTTCGTCCAGGTCCACGCACGGCTCTGCAGCCTGCGGATAGCGGCCCTGCTGGTCGCAACCCAGCGGGATGCGCGGCTCGTATCGCATGGGTTCGTGCGCCTCAGGGTGCAGCACGCGGCGGATTTCGTCTTCGGTGGTCATTCCTTTTCCCCCTTCAAATACCGCTGCAGCCGATCAATCCGCGAGCGGTGGTAAGCGCACATCGCGTCCGCGTATTCCGCAGCGGACTCTGCGGCCAGCAACTGCCGGCGGGTTTCGTCCAGCTCACGCGCCGCCAGAACCTCGGGCGACGCGGGGCGGAACATTCCCGTCAGTGATTGGCGCCACCAGTTCATACGCCCTCCTTCGCCCGGCGCTCGTAGGCCAAGATGTCGCTCATCCGATACCTGATGCGCGGCCGCTCACCGTCACCGAGGCGCAGGTAAGCAGGCCCGCTGTTATTGACCCGCCACTGGCTGAGCGTGTGCAGGCTCAGGCCCCAGCGGATGGCAAGTTGCGCGGGCGTGATCAGGTGCTGATCGGGGGGTTGGCTGGCGGCGCTCACAACGCACCCCCTTCCGCCTCGGGCGCAGGCGCCTGCTCGGCGCGGATCTCTTCCGCGCGGCGCTTGGCTGCGGCAATGATGCGGTCACGGTCAGCGCCTTTCGGGACGCGGCGCATGTCGGCGCGGAGCATCTCGAGCCCCTCCAGAGTGCTGGCAAGCTCAATTGACTCCAGCAATTCGTCAACGTCAATCAGACCCTCTGGGGGCTCAGGCGGTGCGGGCGGTGCGGGCGGCGCGACCTCGTCCACAGTGCCCATGTCACGCATGCGGACGGGTTCGCGGGGTTCCATGTCGCCGACTTCCTCGGGGGTGTAGGTGCCGACCAAAACGCCCGGAAACACGGTGCGGATGCCCTCAGAGATGCAGCGCGAGCGCAGCATCTGGCGCGGGTAGGACTTCCACGTTGGGTTGCGCGTCAGGCCGGCGTCCTGCGCCATCTTGACGGTCCACGCGATCTCAACGCTGCCGCCTGACGGGTGCGAGAACTTGCCGACGACCTTGATGTCGGTGTACTCGCCCCATTCGACCTTGCCGCCTGCGGCTTGGAAGCGGGCCAGCATGGCGTCGGCGCGCAGGGCGGGGCGGCCGTTGATGACGTGGTAGTCGCGGGCGGCGATGGCGGGGTGCAGACCCTCGGCCTGGGCGATCAGCATCAGGGCCATGGCTTGGTCTGGCGTCTTGACGCCAAACAGGCCCGAGCGGGCCACGCTGACGGCCATGCGCTCGATCTGGTCTACGGGGACAAGTGCTGTCATGGTGTTCTTTCCGGGGCGGCGTACCGCCCCTGTAGGTTAGTCGCTCAGGCCCGCGGCTTCACCCGCCGGCAGTTCCTGCTCCGGAATTCCCGCGGTTTCCACGGGCGTGCCTGCAGCCATCAGGCTGATGATGTCGTCCTGATTGGCCGGCGTCACAAGGAACGTGGGCGTGACATGGCGCAGCGCGTCGGCCGAGGTGTAGGCCCGCACCAGCCGCTCGTTGGCGTGCATGTCCGTCACGACGAAGACCTTCATCTTGCGCGTGTAGGGTCGCTTCTGCTTTTCCTGAGTCATTTTCTGCTTTCCGCGAGACGCCGCAGCGCCTCGACTTGGGTGCCGACCTCGGCAAGGAATTCCGTGACCCTGCGCTCGAGGTCGGCAACATACGCCGGGTCACGGTTGATGCGCTGGACGTGCAGTTGCAGTTCAGCAGGCATGCGGGGATCGTAAGAAACGAAATCGCACCACTGCCGGCCAGTGATCCACATCTGGCCCTGTACCTGCGGAATGTGCTCGTCTGGCATGCCGTTCAGCAGCGTCTCAATATGCACGGCGGTGTTCCACGGGCACTTGATCTCAACCAAGCCATCCCAGTCCACCAGGCCGTCCGGGCTGCAGCCTGCCATCAGGGTGTCATGGGCGACGAAGCCCGTCTCTTCCACCGCGACGCCCGTGCGCTGCTCGTATGCCGCCCTGGAGGCGGGCTCTTGCTCCGTGCCCCAGCGCATGGCAGCGTTCTCATAACTGGGCACAGGCTGGCCGGTCAGGCGCTCAACCACAAGTTCCGTCAGGTATTTCTGGCGGTCAGCGGCGGGTGCGTTGTTCTTGAGGCGAGCCAGCACATCCTTGAACCGGGACGCGGTGGCCTTGCCGCAGCGAGCGGCGTACCAGTCGTCGGTGCGTTGGTCTGCGGTTTCGAGGATCATGCAAATCTCCTGCGAAATTCAGCGGATTGTGCGCCCCACGCGACGGCTTGTGCGCCCCACGCGGCGGCAGTCGCGGCAGCAGACGCGGCGGCTTTCGCGGCGTCCCACGCGGCGCCGCGAGCGGCGGCAGTCGCGGCGGCATGCGCGGCGGTAGTAGCGGCAGGCGCGGCGGCTTTCGCGGCGGCCATCGCGGCGTCCCACGCGGCGTCCCTCGCGGCGGCAAACTCATCATCCGTGGCTTGTGCGTTAGCGTGTCGCTCTGCTACGTCAAGGGCGGCCAACGATCGCGGGTCGGTCATCAAGTGTTGCACCTGTCTGGCGCACCACACGGCGTACAGTCGTGCTTCGCGGTCGATACCGTCGCAGACACGCAGGCACCACAAGGCATCGTTCAGCCCGTTGCTGTCCAGAATCGTGACCAACGCCAGCGGCTCGTCATCGGCTTGAGTTTTGCCAAGGTAGCGGAGCAGCTTGGCCCAGCCATCAGCGCACGGGCTCTGTGCGCGGATTTTGTTGAGGGTGGTGTAGGTGGTCATTCCAAACCTCCTCAGAAATCGTCGTAGAACTCAGGCTCAGGGTCGCCCTGCTGCGAAGCGCACAACTGATCCTCAAGCCGCCGCAGCCGGTCGGCGCTGTCCCGCAGAAACCGCGACTGCAGTTCGTAGCGCGCCGCCTCGGACTGCGCACGGGTGCCGCTGAGCAGGCAGGCCAACAGCGTGTCAACACACACGCTGTCCATGTCCTCCTCGCGCACAAGAATCGTTGAGAACGCCGCACCCTCGCGGGCGCGGCTCACTTCGGCAAGCCACTCCTGCCAGTCTGCAGGGCAGGCCAGCAAGTGGTCACGGGCTTCCTGTTTGTACGGGTGGTCGCCGTCAAAGCCGGCGGGATGCGTGGGCCAGGTGGCCACGTCGCCGGGGCCGGGAATCGCCGAGTAATTCATCGCCATCGCTCCTTTTGTTTGCGGGATGCGCCGCAACGCAAGGGCATCATACAAGACAGTCGCGGAGCGTCAAGCAGCATCGTATACCCGCGTGGAATAGTCGGGATATGGACGCGTCGGGCGGTGCGGGCCTATGATCGCGGCCCATGGACCTGACACCACGCCAGCAAGAGACGCTTGCCGCCGTCGAGCGGCTGCAGCCCGTCAACAGACGCACCATCGCTCGCGCCCTGCATGTGCGTGAGGAGACGGCCTCGCAATACCTGGACGCACTGCGTCGCGCCGGCCTGATCCGGCCGAGCAGCGTGGGGCGTCATTCGTCGTGGGTGCTGGCCGAGCCGCGCAACACGGCGGCGGACGTTGCAATAGCTCAGGCCGCTAGCGTGTGGGAATATGCTCGACGTTTAGAGGTTGCGCCATGACGATTGAATGGAACCCCGGCCCGCCGCCGGCTGTGGGCTGGTATCGGGCCAGCGTGGCCCGTAAGGGACAGTTTCTCCGCTGGTGGGACGGCGCGAAGTGGTCGCGCGCTGCGACCCCGTGGTTTGACCGCGACGAGGCCGCCCAAGTGGCCGCGATGGCGGCGCCAGCAACCGTGCAGCGGCGCATTTGGTGGTCTTGGATGGAGGAAAAGAAATGACCTCAGACTGGGAAGTTGCCCCAGCAGGCACGCTCGCCCTGCTGGACAAGTGCCGGCACGTCAGCCTGACGGACGACGAAATCGGCCGTCTGTGGTTCAAGGCCGCGCTGCCTGGCGTGACGGAAACGCAGGCACGGTTTCTGATCCGTGCTGCGGAGGCGCAGCTGCGAACGAAGATGGTTCCGTGGAGGCCAGTCGAATGATTCTCAGCGACGAAAAACTGGCGGTTCTGGCTTTCGTGCAGGCGCATCAGCCGGTGCTGCGTGAGCAAGTGGCGGCGCATCTGGGCTGCAAGCAGGATACTGCGGCGCAGCATCTGAGGAAGCTGCGCGTGCAGGGCAGGCTGCAGAAACGCCGCATCAATGAGCACATCTGGGTGTGGGTGATTGCCGGTGCTCCGCCGCCGCCGAATTTGGCCGTCAAACCGCTGGTGCAGCACAAGCTGAAGGCGCATGAGCAAGTGGCGAGTGTCTGGGATTACGCGGCGAGGTGCGCAGCATGACCGAACGTGGCCGCCGAACCCTGCGCGAGCAGATGCTCCGCAACCAGAAAACCGAGGCGCTATACGCCGCGCTCAGCGGCAAGCCGGCGCGAGAACTGCCGATACCTCCGGAGCCGAAGAAACGCGCCCCAGCGAAACCCAGCGCGGAACCGAGCGAGGCCGACATCCTGCGGGCGATCATGCAGTTGTTGAAGCGCCACCCTCGCGTGGCGCAGTGCTGGCGACAGAACAGCGGCACCTTTGCGGAGCGCAACAGGGACGGCTCGACGCGGTATATCCGGGCCAACACGCAGAAAGGCATGAGCGACATCATGGGCGTTCTGAAAGACGGGCGGACGCTGGCCATCGAGGTCAAGTCGCGCGTCGGCAAGATGCGCCCCGGACAGGATGAGTTCCTGCAGACCATCCGGCAGGCCGGGGGCGTGGCGGGCGTTTGCCGCAGTGTGGACGATGCGCAGCGGCTGCTGGGGGATGCATGACAACGAAACTCGACTTCAGCGCCCTCGCGCAGCGCCTGCTCATCAGCGCGGAAACCCTCGTCCCCCAGTGGCTCGCAGGCGGTCGCAGGCAG